GAAACTTTGATAAATAACTTTAACTACATATAGAGCTATAAGGAATTAAACATGTTGATAGGCAAAACTTGCTCCTTAATTAGTATTGGTTACTGTTATGAATTTACATTGAGAGCGTTTTGCAAACTCAAAGCATTTAGATTCACTAGCATCTTCCAGCGCTGAGCATATTTTTACCTCTTCAGTCACAAGCTTTAATTGCTCCGCATTGCATTTGTAATTAAAAGAATTCGATTTAGGGTCAATACACCCACTAAGCAACACTAACAATACAATTATAAAAAATGCTTTCATCTTCTTACTCTCCGTTATGTGTTAAGTAATATATGTAATCAATGTCACATCGCTGTAATCTATCGCCAACCTGAACAATCACATAAACATAATTATCTTCTGTATTCTCCATCAAAGGCTCTGAAACTATAACCCCTTCAACATAGCTAAACCCTTCTACGTTTATATCGTAACCACTTCCAACCCTGCAAGTTTTGCCTATCAACATGTTTAATTCCTTATAGCTCTATATGTAGTTAAAGTTATTTATCAAAGTTTCTATTTTTTGCTAGTCCTCTTTCAATATCAGGGTCTTTTCCTTGATCTAATAATTCATCAATATGTTTACATTGCTGACAGTCACAATGTAACTTACCATTGCCTGTACATGGACCCCAAACAGTGCCACCACTACCATCTTCTGCCGCTATAAATTCAAACATTATATTCCTTATCCCTCTTATGAGAGTTGTTAGCTTCTAAAATTAAACTTCAATATCACTAAGACTGTAAGGGTCGATAGTGCACTCACAAGAAAAACACATATTACCCCTATCCAATACGCCTTGTGTCCTTTGTGTAGCTAAGCACGAAAGGCAAATAAGTTCGTTCGGCAAGTCCTTTAATTTACTTACTTTACTTATATGCTTATAGTTTCGCTGGGCGCACTCAATAACCGCTTTTTCATCGACACCAATATTGAAAATAGTATTGCCTATTTTTGCGGGTTGCATTAATTTCGCCATAATCACCTCTGATTTATTGTTACCGCTTCCTTATGGTTGCGGTGTTTAGTGTTTAGACTTCTACGTAATTATCATTAAAAAATTCTTCAGCGACTAACCACATATCGGTTGCGCTCTGCGGATTAACTGCAATCATGTCACCTTCTTTTGGCGAGCCGTTAAATTTATCCGCTGGTGATATTGAAACTAATTCCATCGACATGTCAGGTTCCCACGGCATCATAGGTTGAACTTGCGTTTTAATATAATCTTTCATTCTTTCTTTCCTCTATTATGGTTATTTAATAAGACGTTCATAAAACTCATTCATTTTAACGATAAACTCTTCTGTCTTATCTCTCATATCAGAAATAAATTCCTCGTCACGATGAACTACTTGCAGTAGATAACCAGCCTCAATATCAAGTCTAGGATCAAAGCTTAAAAAGTCGCACCATTCTCTCTCAGCGACCCACAATTGCATTTGTATCTGTGCGTAGTAGTCTTTACTGTAGTCATCAGTTAAAGCGCGTTTAATTTGCGTTATGGTGGTCGGACATTTAATTTCTAGCATCCCGCATTCACCAATTAACCCATCGGGGCTAACACCTACAAATTCATTACGTTCAATAAATGCAACTTCTCTTACATTATTACCGCTATTCAGTTCATACATCGCTCTAGCTTGTGGTTCCGTCTCAGTTCCCCATCGCATAGCATCATTTTCAAAGAATGGTTTTGCTTCGCCTGTTAATCGTTCGGCTAGTAATTCCATCATGTAAGTTTCAGCTAGTTTACTTGGTGCTTTGCCTTTTCCTTTAGATAATACATCAGCCATTTTTGATGCTGTTATTTTACCTAGTCGTAACTTATGCCACCCTAGAGAGCCTTGTTTCATTTCTTCTATTATCTTCATGATACCGCCTTTAATACTTGGCTGAATTTCTTCGCGGGGATTTCATTGAGGTTATTAAACTTAAACGCTGCCTGTGCTTGTTGTCCTTTTTCGTTAAAGTAGCCGTTTTCGTCACACATGAATTTCATTAACTCTTCGACCTGTTCAGCAGATATATTTAAACTTATCTTCTTGCTCCCATCTCCTTCGTACTCACCGTTAATATCTTCACCAGCCCATAAATCAATTCCTAGACCATGTAATGCTATAGCCTTGGTAAGTGCTCGCATTTGGCTTTTATTGATATCATTAGCCTTTGGTGACATTGCTGTTTGGTTTTTAAAGTCAAGTACTGGCATCATCTGAGTACGAACCAACCCATCTATAGTTACAGCGCATTCAACAAAATAACCTAGTTCTGTTTTTAGGTATGGTAAGGAATCCCACTTAGTCATTTCCCAAGTCATAGACGGGAACAGCTTACTCGCCTCTCGTACTGCATTAGACCAAGACAAATACCAAAATTTACCCTTTTCTTTTGTTAACGGGCTAACGTCAACATTGTTTAAAACCTCAAAAACCTTGTTACTCATCATTCATAATCCTCTTTCATTTCAGCCTTAACATGATCAACACCAAACTCTAAGCATCTTTCAATCAACTCAATCTCATTGTGTATAGTGCCGTTTACAAATGAACTAACTGAATTATCATGCTTAAATTCTACAAGCAACTCCGTTAGAGCCACTAATTCAAACTTTAAAACTAGACGTCTTCCAGCTTCATCGTTCGGTAAATTTTCAAACAACATTTTTAGCTCCTTTTGTTAGCGCTTCTTCGACACTCCACCCATACTTAATTCTTTGGCATATTGTCGTACATTTTATTCCTGTTATCTCACTCCACTCATTAAGCGGCCTTCCAACACCATTCAAATAATAAGTCCCAATCCTGTCGCTTCTTATTAAATCACCACCCCTAATGCCGCGATTATGCCTACCGTAGAGTAGCTGATAACTAATACCAGCAAATGAAGCCCACTCACCTAAAGTACGAGAAACACCGTTTATTTCAACGTGTATATTATTTCTTTTATTATTGGCTTGTTGCTTGTCATCAGCCCACCTACAATTAATCGCACTATAACCAAGGTTATTATTAATTCTATCGAGTGATTTTTTATTTTTAGGTCTATACCCCATATCGCTAATAAAACGATCAAATGAATCAATCCACTCGTCACAAACAGAAATACCTCTTCCTCCGTAATCAGCATAATCATCACCAGATTCTCTATAGCATCTATTTTTCATACCTACCCATGCTCTGTACTCTGGAGTATTACTTAATACTAAATTCATCGCAATCTTCCTCATTAAATTAGTTGCAGCCTCATTTTGATTTATCTATCGGTTGTGTGGTCTGCGCCCTAATCACCGAGTTAGGATTTAAATATACGCTAATATAATCATATTGCAAGTACTATTTTAGTATTTATTTAAAGCTTGCAATAATACCTTTATAGTACTACTATTGTGTAAACCATAAATAAGGCGTTTATAATGAAAAAGACAGAAGTTAACAAGCATATAAAGATGTATGCCAGTGATGAGTATTTAGAATCAATTAAGGATAGAGCTAAGGAGGAAGGATTTACATATAGTAATTACTTATTTAGTTTGGCAAAGAAAGACTTAAAACGGAGTAAAAAATAATGATGAAATTATCAGACAATAAAAAAATGCTAATAGTTAGACTTATATTTATACTGGCTCTATGTGTTGAACCTATATTAATTAGTTGGGGTATGTAATGAGGATAGTAAATGCATTAGCAGAATATGACGCTGCTGTTCGTACGTTAAAACAACTAGGTTACACGTATCACGGTGGAGAACAATTTAAGCCGCCACTGTGTGAAACTGGAGTATCTAAATCAGTATACACACAAGCTATGAGTGATAACGGAGATTTACCTAGTGTAGGTATGAAGGCTAAGCTTTGTATATCTGAGTTTGCAGCAATACATCATACAGACCGAGGTTACAATAATGAACATTGTGAAATAGTCGCTCACGTTGAAAGCTTTGCTGTCGCTATTGTTAGGGGTGAGGACGGAGAGATATGCTTTACCATTACAGCTAATAACGAATGGTTCAAAACTATCGACACTCGTACAGATGAAGAGAAATGCTACGATGATTTAGCATTAATAGGCATAACTCAGTATTCACTTATTGACGCAATCAAAGTAGGTGAAATTCACGGTGTTACATGGAGTAAATCAAATGAATAACGAAACAAAAGAAGAATTAAACAATCTAGATATATCATCAACAATGAAATCTCAAATTACAGCAGAGTGTAAGAAAGCAGAATCAACAGAGAAAGCCGCACGAGTTTATGAAGTCAAAAAGGTGTCACTTAAAAAGCGTCGAGACAGATTAGACTTTGCAGCAGAAATTAATAACATCAACAATAACTTTTTATAAGGTAGAATCACATGAAAATAGGCGTATCACTTAAAATTAACGTATCAATGATAGAAAAAGCTCGTTTATTCCCCGGACAGAAGGGTAAATATTTAGATGCTACTGTGTTTATTGATGTTAACGATTTAGATCAATACGGCAATAGCGGCATGATAACTCAAGATGTTAGCAAGGAAGAAAAGGCACAGAACGTTAAAGGTCCAATACTTGGTAACTGTAAAGTGTTTTGGAATGACTCTGCTACAGGTCCAGCTACACAACAATACAACCAAGCACCACAGCAACAAGCACCGCAGCAACCGGGTACATTTGCACAAGTTAATCCTGCTGGTGGTTTTATGTCTCAACAAGCACACCAAAATAACGGACTGAATACGATTATAAGCAGCACACAACAAGCACCAAAAGTAAACCCGCAAGAACCAGTAATGGACTTCGACGATGATATCCCTTTTAACTAAGTCCCTTTTAAATAATATTTAATTATATTATACTTACCTCGGGACGTAAAAACTAGAGGTGAGTTCGATGAGTAAAAAATGCTTTAAATGCGGAGAGACTAAACCCCTCTCCTTTTTTTATAAACATAAACAAATGAAAGATGGTCACGTCAACAAGTGCAAGCAATGCAATAAAAATGACGTTGCGACACACAGAATAGATAACATAGAAAAAATAAGAGAGTACGATCGCAACAGAGGTAATCGGCAAGATAAATCATACTTGAAAGAGTACCGAAAAAATAATCCTAAAAAGTATAAAGCTCATTGCATGGTGAACAATCATAAAAGGTCTGGTAATATTTCTGAACTTCCTTGTGAGTTATGCGGAGATAAAAAAGTAGTAGCTCATCATGATGATTACGACTTACCGTTAAATGTAAGATGGTTATGTCATGCTCACCATTCACAATGGCACGCTAAAAATGGAGAAGGTAAGAACGCAGATTAATCTTTTTGACCAATCTCCACAAACAACAAAGGCTCTTAATTGAGCCTTTTTATTGCTTGGTGTTTAATCTTTTCTCTTTCCTTCGTTGCCTTTGCCTCCTGTTATTCTGTCAAGGTCATCTATAAACTTATACCCCCACTTATGAGGGTATTTAGGGTTAGTCTTTCTTTTAACTTTCGGCTTCATGTTACCCCTCTGGTTCATCATTACTTGCTGTATCAATCAGCGATGGATCGTCAATTAAAAGCCAGCACATTAATACAGTATTAAAAACTTCACTATCAAGTATACCAAAAGGCTCTCTTATTTGTTTAGGCTATTAGCCTGTTTAATTATTGGGTGGTCAGCAAAAAGGGTCTAATCTGACTACAGCCCTTTGTTTATGTAAAATTTTACTGATCACCAAGTATTGTTTTCTCTATGTTATATGGTTATTTTAATGGAATATCTAAAATACTAGCTATAGCCTTTAGTTTTTCCAATCCTATACATTTATAGTCAGACTCATACCTGTACTTTCTAGCGATCTTACTTGCTACATCTGAAGATTCGTAATAATCACTTAATTCTTTCTCTGACTCATAAACTACATAGCCACCATTATGATCGTTATTTATAGACTTTCCGTTAATTCTTAATTTTTGTTCGTGGTAATGATTGTCGATCACAATCGTTATAAAAACCCTAGCAACCTTTATAACCTTGGCTTTTATTGTCTTGTTTTTATCGTGCCTTCTAGCGTTATTACCAGTCGGTCTTAAATAAACCTCTTTCCCTTCTAATTCTTTCATCTTATTTACTCCTGTTATATTTATTCGTCTTCGTTGTTTCTAGGGTGGCATTCTTCATGCTGACACATGCAATGGTGTTGGTCTAATGTAAACCCACCAAGTAAGTATTGACATTCCCATTCAAAAAGATCGTCTAGTTCACTCATATCATTAACCTCTTTTATATTTATTAATCTAAATCAATAAATATTCTTTTAACATCGTACAAGTTAGCGTGCTGAAAATCGTTATCTCCCTTGTATCCTTTTATTATTGATCTTGCATGCTCTACGCTATCAACACTTACAATTACATTCCTAGGTATTGTTTCGTAGCCATTAAACTTAATATCTAATTCTAGGTTCTCGTATTCCTCTTCCTTATCTGCTTTTGAATTAAGATAACCTTGCTCATACGACAACCTTAATAATTCATGAAAATGATGTGTTGATATCGTAGAGCATGCAAGATCAATAATAAAAGGATACAAGGGAGATAACGATTTTCAGCACGCTAACTTGTACGATGTTAAAAGAATATTTATTGATTTAGATTAATAAATAT